AGATGCGATTTATGACCAAGACCCATGGACTCGCGCTTACTTGGTTGTGTCCAGCGATGGTCATGTTCACAGCACTAGAGATTGCTCGACTTGCTTTCCTCAAACTAGATACGCATGGTTAGTTCAGTACAGCAATGATGATGAGAAAACAATCGTTGAAGATGCTGGTGAAGATGCTTGTACGGTTTGTTATCCAAGCGCTCCAGCCGAGGTTCTAAATCGTCCAAGCAGAATTGTTACAGCGGACAAGATAGCCAAGGCAAAAGCCAAGGCTGAGAGAGATGCCAAGCGCGAGGCGAAGATTGCCAAGGAAAAAGCAAACGCCCCAACTGCCAGCGGTGAGCCTCTAAAGATTATCCGCTCTATCTACAAAGACGGAAAGATTTCATACGAATGGATTAAGACCGAGAGAAGCGCGGTCACTTACTGGTTAAACGAAACAGCATGGAGCAAGCACTCTCCTAGAGAAGATTACACAGTCGAAGCCTTGAGATTGATTGTCCAAAATCTTGCCGAGAAGCATGGCGTGTCATTTGACCAGCAGTTGAAAATCTTAGAGAATAAGTTAAAGAAGAGGAGGGACTGATGAGCAAGCCTGATTTCGCAGTAGCGCCTGAAGATTATGCGTTACTTGCCGAAGCAATCAAAAAACAGAATGAGCCACTTCATCCTGACCTACTTCCATATCTTGAAGAGTCATCGTTTCCAATGTTGCGTCACCCGTTGGTTTATCAAGTGCCTTTCTTCTCAGGGGGTCAAGCCAATTATCAATACGAGGCAAAAAAGAAATATGTAGCCGAAGCCTTAGAGAAAAAAAATTACAGTTCGTTTATATTCCTACATGAGCGCCCATATCGTCTCGAAGCCTTTATCGAGATTCAATCATTGCTTACCGATAAAGAATACTGGGAGTTGCTCTCCTCGATTTATACCGATACCGAAAATGCGTGGGCTTATCTCAGCCAGTACAAAAAATTATTCTCTTCCAAAAGAAGTCATCGTGAATATCTCATGGACGAAGAAGAGAGAAAAGTCTATGAAGCCTTACCTGATGAGGTAACAGTTTATCGAGGCTATCAAGTTGGGCAAAACAAAAATGGAATCTCATGGACGACCAGTAAAAAAACCGCCCAATGGTTTGCGACACGATTTAGCAAACAAGGCAAGGTGCTTGAAAAGAGAGTTCCAAAGCGAGACATTATCTCGGTATTTAATGGACGGAATGAATCGGAGGTAGTAATACTATGAAATGTTATGTTACACAGAAAGTTATTTAGCCAAGCGAAATATCAAACTGACCGCCAAGGGTCGGGCATGGGCAGAGAACGCCGAGGGTATCGCCTTTGTGATATTCATATTGCTCGCTTTCGGGGTTGTAGGGTCAATAGAGACAGGCAGGTGGTTTTAATGAATCTACTATCACGCCTAGGCAGGAAAGAGCCTCTACGGGTCTCTGAAGGCTCATTAAGGGCAATCCGTAGGGCGCAGTTGGACAAGGTGCTATCTGAAGAGGCTGATAAGCGACGCGCTCGAAGAAGGGCTGACGCCTTTAAGTTGATTTCTAAACCCCAGTAGGGTATAATTGGAATTGTCCGAGAGGAGGACACATGACTCAAGTAGTTGAGGCGCCAGTTAAAAAACTGGGCAAACGCGAGTGCGCTCGCATCTACAAAGAGGCTTACGCCGCTGGTCTAAAGGCTGGCGAAGAAGCCATTCCAACACCAATGATTGTTGGACAACCAACCACGCCACTTGGCAACGATATAGATTTCAAGAAGCAAACCTATTTCGTTTCTGAAGGTGTTTGCGGGTTTGCGTGGGTAAACATCTCTCCAGCGAGAGGTGCTTTCGTGACTTATCTAAAAAGCATCGACGCTGGTAGAAAAGGTTATTACGGCGGATTCGAAATATGGGTTAGAGAATTCGGTCAGTCAATAACTCGGAAAGAGGCTTTTGCTGGTGCCTTCGCTCAGGTTCTAAGAGGTTACGGAATCAGCGCGAGTGCTGGTAGCAGACTCGACTAAGTAAAGAATTCATCCCGTCAGTCTCTTCTTAGATTGGCGGGATGAACCGCATAATCACTTTCTAACCTTTCTTGGTTATGCGTCGGGTATCATTCCTTTCGGGTACCCATAGTCGGTGGCGTTGTAGCGCTGTTGCGCGTCCGTCCTCTCTCTAGCGTGACTGTATTGCTCCGCCACCGACGCTCATTTTTGTAGCGCTGTTGCGCGTCCGTCCTCTCTCTAGCGTGACTGTATTGCTCCGCCACCGACGCTCATTTTTAGAATGTCCTTGACATCAATTCATCTTCATCATGTACCCTTAAATCAGGTTCGCAAAACACCTACTAGCCAAAGTGAGGTCAGTCCGATACTGACAACATAGAAGCGTTACATCCAGTAACGATTAAGTGTTCACTCCTAACAATGGAGGAATATGCGATTCTATGGAAACATCTTTAAGCCGATTCCAAGCATCATCTTTGTTCTTGGAATCATCATTATCAATCCGTTCCACATCCCACCCGACCCAGTAGCGCAAGCAAGCGATGTACCAGTAATGAAACCCGTACTGGTTGAGCGAACTCCTGAAGCATCCAAAGAGTTCGCAAAAAAGCGTCTCGGGTCTTATGGATGGGATACTCCTACGCAATGGGAATGTCTCCTATCGCTTTGGACTAAGGAATCAAATTGGCGTCCCGATGCCTACAATAAAACACCTGTCTACCAAAATGGCGAAAAACTTCATGCTGGTGGAATTCCACAAATACTTGGACTTGACCCTGACCTAAAAGTTGAGGAGCAAGTGGAACGCGGACTCATCTATATCGAGTCAAGATATTCCAATCCATGTACGGCGTGGCGTTTTTGGGAAAGAAATTTTTGGTATTAGCCTTCCCGAATGGGAAATCAAGAAGAGCATAAGAAGCCTTCAGCAATAGACGATGCGCTCGCCGAAATCGGGCGCATCGCTTTTGTTGAGCCAGCAATATGTACAGGATGGGTTCTCGTATCTGAATGGATGGGAGAGGGCGATAAAGATTATTGGACGCTCACACTTGCCGATGACCAAAATCCTGATTGGCGTCACCTTGGATTAGTTCATCATGGATTAAAAAACTGGGAGGGGAATGATGATGTCGGACTCAAAGACAAGCCGACCAACACCTGAAGAGGAAAGAATTCTTCTTCTCAATCAACTTATACGCGAGCGCTTTGGTGAATGGGCGACACGCAAAGATAATGAAACAAAGAATAAAGAAGAATCAAAGTAAAATTTATCCATGGGTTCATTTGTATCTAAAGCGCCATGCCGTGAAGCCGACCCTTGGCTCTTTGACCAATTCAATTTAGATTTAGCGCAACCCGCATTAAGTTATTGTTCACGCTGTTATTTTTGGACAGAGTGTGAATCTTTAGTAGAGCCTAAGCCTAATTTTTATGATGGTATTGCTGGTGGAAAGGTATGGCGCAACGGAAGAATTTTGGCTAAGTTAGATGTCGCTTCCCCGAATCGTTTAATTGTTGGAGAGGAATTAGATGCCGAAAATGCTGATGCCTTGGAATTTCGAGGGGGCGAGTTGTTGGGGGATTGACACTAATTATTTTTTTCCAAACGATGAAAATGGAGGAACGACCAGCGAATATCGAGTAGCCAAGAAAATTTGTAATGGGTGTTATTGGCAAGCAGAATGTCTGACCTATGCGCTACATTACAAAGTGTTAGGGATTTGGGGTGGAACAACACTAAATCAACGCGACATAATGAGAAAAAAACTAAACATAATCGCCAAACCAATATCAAACGAGAGGCACACAGCATGACAGCAATATCGATAGCAGGAAACTTAGCAGGTGACCCTGAGTTGCGCTTTACCCCAAACGGTAAAGCAATGGCAACCTTCACAATCATTTCTTCTAAGTCACAAAAGAAACCTGATGGCACTTGGGAAAATACCGATGTCACTCCATGGTCAATTAAGTGTTGGAACAAACTGGCAGAGAATGTCGCCGATTCTTTGAAGAAGGGAATGGGCGTAATCATTCAGGGAACCGCTGTTTGGGAATCTTGGGAGGATAAAAACACGGGGGAAAAGAAAGGCAAAATGACCGTGACCGCTTTCAATGTTGGAGTGGACTTAAAGCGTCATGTAGTTCAAGTAGTCGATTTACGGCGTACCAATGAAGGCGATACCGAGATAGACCCTTGGAGCGCTCCTACTTGGAAGAAAGAACCCGAGGTTCCTGAATCATTTCCTTTTTAACCCTGATATAGTACAATGAGGGTTAATAAACTCTCGAAAGGGGTTGAAATGGCTTGGACTGATTTCTTCACAAAAGAAATAGCGGGTTCAAAAGTTGTTGTCGATTCAAACGGCAAGCCGTATGTCTCTCAAGAGATTGCTCAGAAAGAGTATGTCGAGATTGAGTTGAACATTCAACAAGATGCTTTGCCATACAACATCTTCTTCCGTCGCTTCGATGCTGTCGGTGGCGAACTAGAAAACCGTTTATTCGCTCAGGTAGGCGATAGAGATTTGGCTTTGAAATCCGTAAATCAGATTACTGCCAAAAGATTAAATTCTTTTGAGTTAGTTTTAGACGGAGAATAAAAAGGCTAAATTCGCCTAGAGGTATAATCGACGGGTGTACGATAACCTTTCACCCAATAGTGAAGGTGTCGTGTCTGTCTTGGGGGCTTTCGCTATTCAGACTCACGAATTATTTTCGGAGTTGGTAAAGGCGGGATTCAATCAGGAACAGGCAATCGAAATCGTCGTAGGATTAGCGACCAAAGAGTAGAGGGTTAGATGGCTGAGAAGATAACACCCGATTTACAGGAGTTCGGCTCTACTGGTCTGCGTCGTTCAGGCGGTACAGTTTTTGAAGAATTCTTAGTCAATCTTCGCGGACAACGCGGAGCAAGAATCTATCGAGAGATGGCGGACAATGACCCGACCATTGGCTCGATGTTATTCGCAATCGAGAAAGTTATTACCCGCCTTGAATGGCGTATAGACCCATACTCTGACAATTCTAAAGATGGAGAGATTTCTCCCGAGGATAAAGAAGTCGCCGCGTTCGTAGAATCTTGTTTACATGATATGAGCGAGTCTTGGGATTCGACTCTATCTCAGATGCTTTCAATGTTGGTCTTTGGTTTTTCTTATCACGAAATTGTTTACAAAGTCCGAGAGGGAGATAACGAAAACCCTCAGCGTAAATCTAAATTTAATGATGGTCGTATCGGCTGGCGCAAACTTCCAATCCGCGCTCAAGAAACTTTATTCCGTTGGCAGATAGATGAAGATGGCGGAATTCAAGCCATGGTTCAAGTAGACCCATCCTCGGGCGGTATTCATACCATTCCAATCGAGAAGGCTTTGTTATTGCGTACCAGCGCCCAAAAGAATAACCCCGAGGGTCGCTCTATTCTTCGTAATGCCTATCGCTCTTGGTATTTCAAGCGCCGTATTGAAGAGATTGAAGCAATCGGTATCGAACGCGATTTAGCAGGTTTGCCAGTTGCTTATGTGCCACCTGAGTTTCTTTCATCTACTGCGACAGCCGAGCAAGCCTCAGTTCTAGCAACTATTCAAAATATCGTTACCTCTATCAAGCGCAACGAGCAAGAGGGAATTGTCATGCCTTCGCTGTATGACGACCAAGGACATAAAGTTTTTGATTTAGTTCTCCTATCTTCAGGAGGCTCTCGTCAGTTCGATACAGACAAGATTATTCAACGCTATGACCAAAGAATTGCTATGTCAATCCTTTCGGACTTTATTCTTCTTGGCTCTGACCGTGTTGGCTCTTATGCCCTTGGAACTTCCAAGATGGATTTATGGTCAATGTCAGTTGATGCCATTGCTAAAAATATCGCCGAGGTAATGAATCAACACGCTATTCCAAGATTACTCAAACTCAATGGCATGGATGTATCTCGCGCCCCTTATCTAACTTATGGCGAAGTAAGCCATGTTGATTTGAACGAGATTGCTGGATTCGTAGGCAACTTGGTACAAACAGGCGCAATCGTTCCTGACCCTAAACTCGAAGAGTATCTACGCGACTTGGCTGGTCTACCACCTGCTGAACATGATGGACAGAATTTTGGTATGCCTCCTATGCCTGAAGGCGCTGGAGTTCCTCCAATGCCTGAAGAACCAGCAACATCGGGCGAGGAAGAATTACCACCTGCTCCACCGACGGAGGCTCCGAAACTTCCTGAAGTTGGTTAGAGATGGCAATTTATTTTGCTAAGGCAAGAGAAAAGCGAGTTCCTCTAACTCCCGAAGAGGTAGCCCTTGCTCGCACTCTTTATGAATCTATCCAGCGAGCCACGGATAAGATTTCAATGAGGCAACTAGAGAGCCTGATTCGTAATATGAATCCGCAAACTTTAGAGCGTTTAATTAGTGCTATTACTATTTCCAATCAAAAGAAAATTCAAGATGCCCTTTTGGTCTCTATTGACATCGGTGGCAAAGAAGCAATTCAACAGATTCAAAGCATTGCCCCTAAATTAGCCTTACCAGCCTTCTTACCTTCCAAGGTAAAGATAGATAACAAACCTGCGATGGCTAATATGGAGTTCACCAAACTTCCTATGTGGGCGCAACCTAAGCCACCTAAAGTTGAATTCACCATGTCTTTCAATAAGACAAACCCAAACTCTTTAGCCTTTGCTCAAAGACGGGCGGCTGAATTGATTACATCCATTGACGCCATGACTCGAGATTCAATCCGTCGAGCCATCATTGATGCTTTCAATGAGCAATTAGATTACAGAGCAACAGCGCGAAGAATTAAAAATGTTGTCGGGCTTCATCCTAGATGGGCTGAGGCAGTTACAAACTTTGAGAAAAAAGAGTTTGCCCGTTTAGTTCGAAGCGGAATCAAAGAGGAGACTGCTCGCGCTCGCTCAATCGAACGCTCTACCCGTTATGCCGATTCTCTAAAAAGCAAGAGAGCAACCATGATTGCTCGCACCGAGATACAGATTGCTCAGAATGAGGGACGCCAAGAAGGTTGGAACCAAGCGGCTAAAGAAGGTTATGTCGATGTTGAGTCCCAAAAGATGTGGGTCATTGCTCAAGATGAACGCACTTGCCCCATCTGTACAGAACTTGATGGAGAGATTGTTGGTTGGAATGAAGTGTTCTCTAGCGGTCATGAAACCCCAGGCAGAGTACATCCTAATTGTCGT